CGGAAGTGCAATTTTAACGCTTCTGGCAACCGGCTATGAAACCGGAAGTTGGGATTTTGACCGTAATGCTGTTGGAATATGTGAACCTTTGAAAGTTCGTGTAATTACAACACATCACGCCGCGGAGTCCTCTCTCTTTAATCCTTTTGGTACCGCCCTCCAGAGCTATTTATCAAAATTTCCTGAAATTTTATCCGGAAAACAAATTGATAAGGGCTCTTTTTCGAAGCTGGGTCCGGTCATGAAAAGTCTGCGAGATCCCATCATCATCAGTGATGATGCGGAAAATGCGACAGACAGTTTCGGCCACGATCTCCAGTTTGCGATCATGGAAGATTGGCTTGCCGCTCAACCAGAGGAATTTCAGGAAATTTATCAAAAAACGATAGATTCCTGCCATACTTGGTATGAGGATTTTTCATCAGTGAAAAATCGTGGGGGACAAATGATGGGAGACCGACGCTCATTCGGCCTTCTATCACTTGTTCACCTGTCGGCGAAGTTATCCTTCCTAGAGAGGTACGGTTATAGGTGGGAATCCCGATTCGTTAGAATCAATGGTGATGACGGCCTGATTGTTATTGAACGATCCGATCTTCAAGATTATGTCGATTGGATGTCAAAACTATGGGGCCTCTCTGGTACAAAAACTTATGTCTCAGAGGTTTATTTCACCTTTAATTCCGAATTGTGGGACTCACGAACTCTTGAGAGAATGCCTATCATTCGCTGGAACTTGATCTGGGGACTTGACAAGTTCGGCGGAAAGATAGTCGATCCACGTGTTTTTAATACATGTATCGAAGATTCTCCAAAACACCTTCACGAAGAAATATGGAGGTGGTTCGTGGGCAATCCACATTGGAGAGGGATTCTCGACAGATCCAGAGGTAGTAATTGGTTTCTTCCAACTCAAATTGGCGGTGTCGGTCTAAAATATAGAGACCCACAACCGAATATGAGTCAGAAGTACGGCCTCGTCCGATTCCTAGAAGGGGACCGGCGAGTTTCAACATCTGTCCGCTCTAAGGATAAAGATAGAGTAGACGGTCGAACCACCTTTAAAGTCACGACTAAACTAAATTTCGTGCCTTTTGGTGGTAAGACAGTTGGAAACCGCAGCTTATGGAAGCC